CAAGACGGCTCAGCTCCGCTTCATTGTCGGTACCCTTAAGTTTATCCGTCTGGGCCTTGATCTGAGCTATACGTGCCTTCTGCTCATCACTGGCAAGATCCCAGCGCTTATGCAGCAGTTCATCGTACTGCTTAACCAGGCTTTCCAGAGTCTTCTGCGCTCTGGCCTGCGCCTGAAGAAAATTTCCATGTTTATCCCACGCCTGCTGTACCTCCCATTCCTCGCCGGATATTTTCCCCTTTTTGATGCCTACCCGCTCGATGGTCTTATCATCCCGGTCCCGCACATACATGATCTTCTGGGCCCGGATAATGGCAGCGTAAGCAATCTGTACCTGATCCCAGAGAATATCAAGGGGATCTGTCGGCATTTCCTGTATAATAGAAACGGTCTCCTCAGGAAGATACTTCGAGAAGAAACCATATTTTTCAGCTTTTTTATTCTTTGGCGGGCCGCCTGCGCTGTTATGATTTCCCGGCTGCGCACCCCGTTTTCGTTTATGCGAACGTTCGCTTTTTCTTTCCGAACGTTCGCTTTCCCACTTATGTGTAGATTTCCATCGGCGGACCGTTCCTTCCGGCAGGTTTAGTTGACTTGCAATCTCAACTAATTTCTGACCTTCAAGATACATGGCCCTGGCCTGCTCTATTCTCGGATCCGGCGCTCTGGCCATGCTGTCTCACCTCGATTCGTCGGTTTTGGTAAAAGAAAAGAAATAGCCGAAGCTACCCTAAAAAGACCAATACCAGTAACCACAACCATCCAATACCATAATTAACTGCCATATATGCTGCTAAAAATACAATAGCTGTTTGGCACAAACATTTCATATGCCATACCCCTCCATATCCAAAACGAAGCAGAAGATTTCATATTCTCCTGCTTCAAACATTAAACTATCTTAATATTTACTGTAAAACCATTTTTCTCATAATAATTTTTTATATAGTCTAAAAAACCATCAACGGATTTTCTAACCACAATATTCGAAAGGATCCGACCAACTTCAGTAAGTGAAACGTACCCAATCGGAACCTGTTCCCTTAAGTTCCCGATTTCAATAATATTACCATGATATTCAAATCCAATACACGCTTGTTCCAAATGCCAGTTTTTAAGAATCAATCTGTCATCTATCGCATTTACTTTTAACAATCCTAACGATTGTAAATCATTCAATTTCTGATACGACACTCTTACACTTTTGAGAATTTCCGTACTTTCATCTGCCGCAATTATTAACATTCCCTTTCCTAAGCCGTAATCGAATATTCTATTAACCGCAAATTTACATACATTATCAAAATCAGCCGCATCATCAGCACTCATTATGCTCAATATATGAACCAATTGTTTTGGAATACACCCATTATTTTTACTTTCTTCTGATAATAATTTCCCCCATAATATTTTAGCATCATCGCGGCAAATATTTTTAGCTTTGTCTAAAAAGAATGCACACCAATCATCATCTAAGAATCCCTGGTTCATATTCTCATAAGACATTCCAAAACTAATAGCATGCTGAATAATATCATGCATATTTGTGAATTCTTTTAATTCCCTTCTAACTTTACTAATTTTCATCGCCTTTATCAATGGCGGCATTTCTGCATCGTTTTCATATTCCTCTTTTAAGTATTCAACAGCATCTTCAAAATCCTTTTTAGATCCACGAGGGGTAACTAAAAACTGCATCAATTCCAAAGGCGAAATTTTATCAAACATATCGCACTCTCCAATCCGACATTTTTCTACATTATATCACACATTGAAAAGGAAAATCTTGCCAAAGTTTGGAGCGCTATTTTGTTGATTTGTCATCACAGAACATACGCTCTGTTTTGTAAAATAACTTAATATAATAAAAAGACACCCTCTCTCAAGGATGTCTCTCTGTACCTGGAACGTCTGGGTGGAGATCCCTAAACCAGGCAACGGATCCTACAGGAATCGAACCTGGGACACGGTGGTTAACAGCCACCTGCTCTACCGACTGAGCTAAGGATCCGAAGAAGGGGGCGTCCAGCCCTGGGATGGAACCAGAGCCAGACGAACCGGCCGCCCGGCTGTAGCACCCTGGCGACCGTCGATTTAAGTGCAAGCCGTTGGCTGTATGCCTTTGGCTTCATGGTACACTATAACATTTCAAAACCGAACAGTGTGAACAAATCGAACAAACTTTACGCCACTAACATAAATCTTTCAAACTCCATCCTTACACTATCCGCTGTAGCTTTCCGACCCATCCGAACCGCCACTTGCGCCCAAGTCAATTCCTCGAATATCCTGTACCGGATAATCCGCTGCATCCTTGGGGATATTGTGAGCATCCAGGCCTCCACCTGCTGCTTGATCTTGGCCGCCGCCTCAATGCGCTGCTGTAAAATCTTCTCCTGAACTTCTACACTTCTGGGATCTTTAAGCACAGAATACGAAATCCCCTGCACATGAAAGTTATGGGCTGTATATGGGAATTCTGGCGAGGAACCTTTTACAATATCCTGCTCAATCCTCTTTCTCTGTTTTCTCAATCTGCGAAGCTCCTCTTTTGCCTCCTCTACGAGCTCACAGGCATCTATGTACTGCTCTAATATCTGCTTGTCCAACGGTATCACCTCCTCGCCCTCAAAATCCTCTGTCTGGCCTCATCCCACTCAGCCGCCCACATCTCTATCTCCACCCGGACAATCAGGTACCTCTTTTGGTACAGGATTCCCATGTCGCTGTACTTGTCGACCTGAGGCCTGCACTTCCATCCAAATCTCTTTTGCAGCTCAATGCCGCTGTACCGCCCCACAAGTTTTCCGCAATCATACAGGTCATAATATACTGGCCCCGGCATAACATCACCTCCAAATCATCAGCACCGCCATCAGGGAGACCCAGACCATAAGGTAATCCCAACGATCAATGTTATGCCGTATCAGATTGACCGTCCCTGTGATGGCCCACAGGATAATCGCTACGCTCTTAAGTACATTCACGGCCATAGCCTCCCTGTCTTCTCGTCTCTTAACCGGATCGTATCCTCCACATGGTAGCCCATGCATTTCGCGGTGAAGAGCATCATGCGGACGGTCTTGCGGTAATCTTCTGGCGGCCTGTCCGCTTCCCGGATCGCAGCTCCGGCGGCTGGATCCGGATATCCTTCATGATTCTTGTACATTATGTTTTCTCCTCTAAATGTCAATTTAACTCGACTTTAATTCGTTTTAACTCGATACAACAACTACTTGTTTAATACCACAACTGTTTACTACAACTGGATCTTAAACCATCCCCAAACCATGTAATGTCAGCTGTGCCCTATGCTCTTCAAGCCTCTGTTTCGACAGCTCATACCGCTTAGGATCAATCTCAAATCCAACATACGGAATCCCTGCTTCCTCATATGCGATTAGGCTGCTGGCACTCCCTACATGGGTATCCAGTACCTTCCATCCCGGCTGTACATATTTCTGAACCAGCCAGCGGTAGAGATTAACCGGCTTCTGGGTTGGGTGAATCCGTTTCTCGTTAAGCTTCTTATTTCCCTGCTGGATCCAGCCCTCTTCGATGCTCTTTCCCTGCATCATCCCATTCCACATATACCGGAACAGGCGGACAGAATC